AACGTATCATCTTGCGCTTCCGCTGGTGGTGTTTGATACAGCATACGCAGTTTTTGATCTGGAAAACGAAAATGATAACGCTGAAGTCGGTCGTGCGATGGCCTACATTAAACAAGCCTTCTCAGATTTTCCGCTCATTATCATCACTCACACGGCCAAGGCGTTGGGGACGCTAGAGTCGGATTTCCTCAGCCCTCGCGGTGCGTCGGCTTGGACCGGCGACGCCCAAGGCGTCTACACAGTGTTCAAGGATGGCGAGACCCAAGATTCGCCCCGGGTGCTGAAGGCCACAAAGGTTCGGTTCCCGACTGCCTTCTCAGAACTCACATTCGACCTTGTTAGCAACACAGAGACACACCGAGACGTTCTCGGGCACAAGAAAGATATCTGGTTCTCGCATTCGATTGCCCGCCCCCTGAAGCCGGGTGAGCGCAGCCAACTCAAGGAAGACCGCAAAAATCAGCGCGAGCAGGATCAGATGAATGCCCTGTGCGCGGACATGCTGAACCTGATGAAAGAGAAGATCGACCGGTCGCGATCCTTCTACGAACGTCTCCCGCTGAACGAGGGTGGCGTTAAGGGCTCGCAGGAGAGAAAGCAGCGGGCAATCGACACACTGCTTGAAGACGGTATGATTGAAATTGTCGAATTGAAGAAGCCTCTCGGCAGGTCAACCAATTATATCCGAGTCGTTGATCCGCCGCCCAATAGCGATAAAGCCAACAAGTATAAGCTGTGAGGTATAGATGATAGTTAACGGTGACGCGCTTCTGCGCTGCAAGCCTTTGACCCCGATGCTCGACTCCAAGCAGCGCGAGCACGGCGTAAGCTACGGTCTCAGCGAGGCCGGATATGACGTCCGCATTAAGCAGGAGGTGCGACTGAGCCCGGAGAACCGGTTCAGCCTCGCCTCAACGGTCGAACGCTTCACGATGCCCGATCACCTCGTCGGTGTCGTGCATGACAAGTCTACCTGGGCGCGACAGGGCCTCAGCGTGTTCAACACGGTGATCGAGCCCGACTGGGAAGGCTACCTGACCCTGGAGCTTGTCTACCACGGCAAGGGCGAGCTTCTGATCCCGGCGGGTGCCGGTATCGCGCAAATCCTGTTCTACGCCCTGCTCGAAAACGCGAGCTACGGTAACGGCAAATATCAGAACCAGCCCGACAAGCCGGTCGATGCAAAGTTCATTTAGAAAGGCATAACATGACAAACCCAGTCGTCTTGATCAAAGACTTGAAGAAAGATTGCGGAAGCTGCACGGCTTGCTGCTCTGGCGCGCTGAGCGGTCAGGCTTACGGGCACTACTTCTTCAAGGGTCGCCCCTGCTTCTTCCTGAAGGAAAATGGCTGCTCGATCTACGAGGATCGCCCTGAGAGCCCGTGCGTGAGCTACCGCTGCGGGTATCTCGCAGAGCCGTTTTTCCCGGAATGGATGCGTCCGGACAAGTGCGGGTTCATCGCCACCCCGCGCGTCCACAAGTACATCGAAAAAGTGAAGGACGGAGACACCGAGCGCGACGAAGAGCGTTTCATCCCCTACATGCAGTTGATCGAATACAAGACGCCCACGACGGCTAAGGCCCTCTGGTGGTTCATCGAAAAGCACCTTGAGGGCGTGATCCCCAACCTGTCGATTGAGATCGATGGTGGGTATCAGCGCATGGGCAGCATGGACTTCCTGCGAGCTAAGCTTTAGTCTTTCGGGGCTGGCGTCAAAAGCGTCAGCCCCAACCACCTAACGGAATAACTCAATGAGCTTTGCTGTTAATGAGGTTTATGCGGTGAAGCACGCGGTATTGATCGTCTTGCAAACTGGCAAGCCTGCAAGGCGATCAGCCGCTAGAAATTTTATTGTCAGCTACCCGTCAGAAAGTGTGATCGGAGTAGGGCATAAGTTGAATTTGCGAGAGGCTGGCATCCGTCAGCCCATGTTCATACTGAAAAACTTAGACGATTCGCCGCGTGAAATTATGAAGCGCATCACAGACATTGGGCCGCAGGGGCATGTTATGTATGAAGCGGCCAAGCCCGGCGATGCCTGCACTGCCTGCGAGCAGGGGGCTTATGGCGAGGATCACACGGTCTATGCCGTCGATCCTCAGATTGAGCACAGAGACCTGCTAGATATCCTGCGAGAGTGCGAAGCCTGCTGAGACCTATAACGCTAACTGAAGGCTAACCTGAATGACCACCTGGGTTTTCGACACTGAGACGATGCCCAACCGCACGCTCTTCTGCGCGAAGAACGTGGACACAGGCGAGTGGTTCGATCTCTGGCGGCATGAGCCCAAGGCACCCGAGCGGCTGAAGCTCTTTCTCGCTCAGGGTGACGCCACCTTTGTCGGGTTCAACAACAAGGAATTCGACAACGTGATCGTCTCCGCGTTCTGCGCGGGCCGCACGGAGATCGAGATCAAGCGGATCGCGGATGACATCATCGTCAACCATGTGCCGCCCTGGGTCTCCATGCGGAAGTTCGGGCTGACCGAGGTGTTCACGGACTACATCGATCTGATCGAGGTTGCGCCGTCGTTCGTCGGTCTGAAGGCCTATGGCGCTCGCATGCACATGCCCAAGCTCCAGGACATGCCCATCGCGCACGACGCGTTCATCGAGCCTGAGCAGGAGCCCACCCTGCTCGAATACTGCCACAACGACGTTGAGACGACCGTGGAGCTTCTCAACCAGCTTGAGAAGGAAGTGCTGCTGCGGGTCGAGATGAGCCGCCGCTATGGCGTGGATATGCGGAGCAAGTCCGACTCTCAGATGGCCGAGCAGGCGTACATAACCAGCATGCGGCTTGAGCGACGGGATAACGAGATCCCGAAGCACGTCATCTACACGCCGCCAAGCTTCCTGAAGTTCAAGAATGCCGACCTACAGCACCTCTTGAACAGGATTGCCGCGCACAAGTTCGACGTGAACCAATCGACCGGGCACGTCATGCTGCCGGACTTTCTGGGAGAAGCCCTGGTCAAGTTTGGCACAGGTGAATACCAACTCGGCGTTGGCGGTATCCACAGCGTACACGACCGCAAAGTCTGTCACATCGCGGGCGATGATGTCATCTGCGACATCGACGCCGCCAGCTTCTACCCAAGCATCATCCTCGAATGCGGCTTCGTGCCCGCCAACCTTGGTCACAGGTTCATCGAGGAGTACCGAAAGATCTACGACAGGCGCCTAGCCGCCAAGCGATCTGGGGATAAGGTCACCGACGCGACGCTGAAGATCAGCCTCAACGGCACCTTCGGCAAACTGGCCAGCCGGTTCTCCGTGCTCTACTCGCCCGATCTGATGCTGGCGGTGACGCTCACCGGACAACTCACGCTGCTCATGCTGATCGAATGGCTGGAGGAGGCGGGGGCCTGCACCCTGAGCGCCAACACGGACGGCATCGCAATTCGCTATCCTAAGAACTTTGACGATGGCATCCAGAAAGCAGTTGCAAATTTTGCCGAGGTGTCTAGATTCAGCTTCGAGTTCACGCCATACCGTGTTCTCGCTATGAAAGACGTTAATAACTATATAGCTGTAAAACCGGACAGAACGTTGAAAACCAAAGGCATATACGCCCCGCTCTCGCTGCGTAAGAACCCAACGGCACAGGTGTGCGCCGATGCCGTCGGTGAATGGCTATCCAAGGGCATCCCGTTCTTGGAGACCATCAAGCGAGCGCCGTTCTGCGACTTCATATCTGCTCGAAACGTGACCGGGGGTGGCGAGCAGATGGGGCATTATCTCGGAAAGGTGGTGCGCTGGTATCAGTCCAACGACCCAGAGCTTCAGCCGATCCGGTATAAGGCCAACGGCAACAAGGTTCCCAAGACCGACGGCGCACGAGCGTGTATGATCCTGTTCGATAAGATGGCGCATCCCCCCGACCTCGATTACGAGTGGTATCACAAAGAATCGATAAAGATCGCGGTGGCCTTGGGATGCGAGCAATACCTGACACAAGACGAGATAAACTTGATCACTCCACACCCCAAGATTAGGAAGATTAGAAATGGAAAAGCCCAACACTAAAACAGTCTTTGTTGTGCAGGCTGATACCAGCAAGGACTTCTCTGACGCGAAGCGGTACGGCAACCTGCGCGCCGTCTTCGGTCGTCCCCGCAAGCCCTACGATACGGGTGCGCTCGTGTCCCGGGCACGCCGCGTTTTCAACGATTGGAAGCCGGGCGACTACCTGCTGATGATCGGTGATCCGACGCTGTGCGCGGTTTGCATGACCCTGATCACAGAGGATCACGACAGGGTGAACGTTCTTAGTTGGGACCGGGAAACCTTCCAGTACATCAAGCAGGAATGGGATTTCGGCCAGCTAGGTTTTGACTTTGGCGACACAGAAGATTGAAAGGAGTAACTATAATGTCTAACGAAGAAGTGTCTTGGCAGAATAACCTGCGGCGCGGCAGGCAGGCGGTCCCGCCGCGAGTTGTTATCTACGGCGGGCATGGCATCGGTAAGTCTACGATTGCCAGCCAGTTCCCTAACCCGATCTTTATCAGCACCGAGGATGGTCTCGATTCTCTCGATGTCGTGAGCTTCCCCAAGGCCACGCACATCAAGGAAGTGGTCGAGAGCATCAAGACACTGATCAAGGAAGACCACGACTTCAAGACGGTCGCGATTGATTCTGTCGATTGGCTTGTTGAGCCTCTGATTGTCGGCAACGTGGAGGCTACGCACGAGGCCAAGGATCTGGCCTACGGCAAGGGTCAGATGCTCGTGGCTGAGGAGTTCCGCGAGATCCTCCAGGGCCTCGACGTGCTTCGTCTGCGACGTCAGATGAACGTGGTGCTGATCGCCCACGCGGCGGTGGTCAAGTTTGAAGACCCTCGCACTGAGCCGTATGACCGCTACCAGCCGAAGCTGCCCAACCGCTGTAACGCGCTGTTACAGGAGTGG